CTCGCGCCGCCCGAGTTCAACGCCGAAGTGCTGCGGGACATCGTGGAAATCTCGCCCATCCGGTCTCTCGCCTCGGTGCGCGGCACGAATGCGCCCTCGGTGATCTATCCGACCCGCAAGCCCATGGGCAACGCGACCTGGGATGACGAGCTGGATGACGAAACCGAAACCGCCACGAACAACATCTTCGGCACGCTCGAGGTGGTCGGCAAGGGCATGTCCACCTTTGTGGACGTGTCGAACATGCTCTTGCAGGACGCGCCCGGGGTCGAAACCGAGGTGCGGACGGCGCTGGCCGAAGACTTCGAAAAGAAGGAAACCGTCGCCTTCACGAACGGCAACGGCGTGACCCAGCCCGAAGGCTTCATGACCAACACCTCGGTTGCCGAGTTCAACAACGGCCATGCGACCAACATGTCGGCGGATGCCCTGATCAGCTTCCTCTACTCCATCACGCCCACCTACCGGAACGCGGGTGTGTGGGTGATGAACGGCACGACGCTGGGGATCGTGCGGCGGCTGAAGGACGGGCAGAACAACTACCTCTGGCAGCCGTCCTACCAGGCGGGTCAGCCGGAAACGATCCTCGGCCGCCCGGTGGCGGAGATCATCGACATGCCCGACCTGGCCGCCAACGCCTTCCCCATCGCCTATGCCGATTTCAGCGGCTACCGCATTCTGGACCGGCTGGCCCTGTCGATGCTTGTGGACCCCTATTCGCAGGCGACCCGCAAGTTCACCCGCTACCACGCGGGGCGGCGGGTCGGGGGCAAGGTCATCATGCCCGCCAAGTTCAAGAAACTGAAGATGGCCGTCTAAGGCCCCTGAAAGATTCGGCGGGGCCGGAAGGCCCTGCCCTTCACCACGAAAGGACATGGCGCAATGCGCGATCTATATTCCAACCTGCATGAGGCCCCGGCCCTGGCCCCGGCCGTCTACACCGCCGCTGCGAACGGCAGCACGGTCGATCTGATCAACGCCTCGGGCGTGATGTTCGCCGTCCAGACCGGGGCAATCGTCTCGGCCGGGGCCTTCGGGGCCAAGCTTCAGGAAAGCGCCGATGGCGTGACCTGGGCGGACGTGCCCGCGAAATGGGTGCAGACCGAGGCCCCGGCTGTCCTGGCCGCCAACGCGACCTATCGCCTGGGCTACCTCGGCAAGCTGCGCTATGCGCGCCTGGTGCTGACCTATGCCTCGGGCACGTCCATCGCGGCCTCGGCCGTGGCGATCCTGCGACCCCTGTCGCGTCCGGTGCCCTGATGCCGAGGAAACCGCCGCGCCTGTGCTCTTGCGGGCTGGTCATCCCGGCCGGTCAGCGGTGCGAGTGCGAGGCGGCGCGGGACCGGGACCGGAAGGCCCGCTTCGACCTGAAGCGCCCTTCCTCTTCGGCCCGTGGCTATACCAGCGCATGGGACAAGGCCCGCGCGGCCTTTCTCGATAAGCACAAGCGGTGCCTTCGCTGCGGTGACCCCGCGACGGTGGTGGACCACAAGACCCCCCACAAGGGCGACAAGGCCCTCTTCTGGGATCGGGACAACTGGCAGCCCTTGTGTGCCCCCTGTCACAATAGCGCGAAGCAGAAAGCCGAGCGCGCAAGCCTGAAGAGGTAGGACCATGGCTATCTACAGCATGAAAGGCGCGAAGCTCTACATCGGCGCGGCGGTGGCGATGAAGAGCGGCGCATGGGTGGTGGGCGACTTCACCACGCCTCTGGCCGCGAAGACCGAGATCAAGGAACCCGAGGCGCTGGCGATGGCTGGCGAAGAGTTCGCCGAAACCGCTTTCGAGAACATCACCGATGGCACGGTGCGTGTCCTGAAGGGCGCACGCAAGGGCAGTCTCATGGAGTTCACCCATGGGCATGACTATGCCGACGCGGGCCAAGTCGCGGTAAAGGCGGCCTTCGAGGCTGAAGGCGACTATGCCTTTGAGCTCGAGTTCGCCGACAAGCCCACGGCCGGTGCCAGCCCGAAGAACAGCCGCCGCCTGTTCATCGGCAAGGTGATGAAGATGAGCGACGGCGGCGAGGCATCCGGCGTGGCCAAGCTCACCTTCAGTGTCCAGCTCAACAGCAACATCGTCCGCGTGAACGCCTCGGCGACGTGATGACAGGCCGGGGGGTGGTCTCCAACTTTGGGATTACCCCCGGGGACCGGCGCGGGGTGGCGCGCGCGAGATTTGCGGGAAATAGGGTTTTTCGGGCATGGGCGTGGCATCCATAGACGAACTGAAGGAAGAGCTTTCCTTCACATCGGACCTCGGCACGGTCGATGACGCCATGCTGACCCGCCACCTGGCGACGGCCGAGGCGGTGATCGAGCGGGAATTGGGCTACACCTTCGCGGCCGAATATCTTCAGGCCACGCCGCCCGTGGCGGTCCCCACGCCCCTGAAACAGGCGGTCCTGTGGCTGGCGGTGGACTACTACGAAGGCCGGGGCCGCCCGGACGGGGCCGAGGCCCTGCCCCCGCATGTGGCGGAGCTGGTCTATCTCTACCGCGAATGGAGCTTCTGACATGTCGGACGGCGGCCTTTCCTCATTCCAGCGGCGGATGCGGGCGATCCCGGAAGCGGTGCGGCGGGCCGTGGGGCCGTCGCTGGTGGCGGCGGCGGAGCAGGTGGCGGACGCGCAACGCGCGCTGGCCCCGGTGGATGAGGGCGACCTTCGCGCCTCTATTGCGGTGACCGGGCCGGGGCAAGCTACCCCGCCCTATTCGCAGCCGGGCGGATCGGCCCTGGTGCCGGAGAACGCTGCGGCCGTAACGGTGGGCAGTTCCGAAGTGCGCTATCCCCATTTGCAAGAATTTGGCACCACGTTCCACCCCGCGCAACCGTTCTTCTGGCCGGGCTTCCGCCTGTCGCGCAAGGCCGCGCTGGCGAAGATCAAGCGGTCCATCGGCAAGGCCATTCGTGGCACTGGCGGCAAGAAATGATGCCCGTGGTCGAGGTCCAGAAAGCAATCCGCGCGCGCCTGGTGGGCACCCCCGGCATGGTCGCGCTGGTGCCCGCCGCGAACATCCTGGACCGGCACAAGCGCCCGGTGCCTTACCCTTCGATCATCCTGGGCGAGGGGCAGGCGGTGGACGAAGGTTTTGACGTGGGCCGCCTTCGGGTGCGCGTCTATTCCGAGCTGCACCTGTGGACCTTCGAGCCGTCCTTTGAGCTGGCCGCGACGGTCGCGGGCAAGGTCCATTCCGCCCTCTTCGCCCCCCGTCTCGACCTGGGCGCGGGCTTCCATTGTGCGGATTGCAAGGTCGCCAGCGCCCGCTTTCTGCGCGACCCGTCCGGCGACGTGGCGCACGTGGTGGTGACGGTTGAAACCCTGGTGCATGGGGTGGCGGCATGAGGCCCGGCAAGCTGGCGGCAATCGTTACGGTGCAGCGGTGGACGCCCTCGGCCGTCAACGCCTTCGGAACGGCGGGCGGGGCCTGGCAACACCTGGCGACCATGCGGGCCGAGCTGGTGACGCTGACCCTTGAGGAGGCGATGGCGGCGCGCGGCGCGGGCGACGAAACCGGCCTGGTCTTCCGAGTGCGTGACCTGGTGCAGATCGGCACGGCTGATCGGCTGGCCTTCCGCAACGCCTGGCATACGATCAAGGAAGTCCGCGAGCTGACCGAAGAGCGCGCCCTCGAGCTGCATTGCGTGAGCTTCAAGGGGCAGGCGGCATGAGGGGGACGAAGCCCCATATCCGGATCGAGCGGGACGCCCTGTCGGGCGACATGCCCGCGCCCGACTGGTTTTCCGATTGGGCGAAGGCCGAATGGGAGCGCGTCCTGCCCAAGCTGGTGGAGCGCAAAATCCTGACCGTGGACAACCTGGGCACCCTGGAAAACTACTGTGTGCAGATGGGCCTTGCCCGGCAGATGGAAGCCGAAATCCAGAAGCTTGGCGCGGTGCAGCTGATCTACAGCCTCGACAAGGAAGGGGTCGCGCGCGTCACCGGAAGCCGGAAGAACCCGGCGGTGGCCGTCCAGTCCGGGGCCATGGACAAGGCCCGGCTGATGGCGGCGGAACTTGGCCTGACGCCGGTCAGCCGGTCGCGTCCGACCGTTTCGAAAGACGAGGCCGACCGCGACACGCTCTTTGACTGGGAGGCCGGTTGATGTTGCGCCCTGCCTGGATTGATCAGCCGGACCTGATCCCTGATCCCTTCGGCCACGGGGAGCGGGCGGTGTCCTTCCTGAAGAAACTGAGGCACCCGAAGAACCC